ATGAAACGCTTGAAGGCTATTCAGGGATGGATCGCCCGGTGCCTACCGCGCCTTCCCGGAGCGACGTCCTCTACTAGCTTCATGCGCCTAGGCCTGTGCTTAGGATTGTTCCTCGCAGGAGCCATGCACACCACGGCGGCGCTCGCCGATAGTCATTGGTGTCCCCCTAATGGTTCTGGCTGGCCGACGTACAGCCAAGCCGAAGATCACTGCGTGAATGTAATGGTGCCAAGCGCCATGTCGCAGTATCCCGATCTGGTCGTCACTGCCTCATGCCACACGTGCTGCGTCGGATGGAACAATTCCTCCCAGACAGCACTTATCGGGTCGTGGGTATACGGCCTGCACAACAATGTGAATGGCCTCGGCAGCTATGACACTGGCGTCGGCAATCAATGGCTTTGTCCGACGCCCGTCACGCCGGATCCGGGCAAGAGCAACGGCGAGCCGCCGTGCCCGAACTGCGTAGGCGATCCGATCAACGCAGGTACCGGCAATGTCTTTCGACGTGAGGAGGAAATCGCGGCCGGACGATGGTTGGTTTTTACTCGCTACTACAACAGTGCGCCTAGCGGTGGCGCGGGACAGTTAGGATTGCGTTGGCGACATACCTATCAGCGCACCGTCAACTTCATCGCTGGTACGGCTCCTAATCCAGATACGGTTAAGGTCACACGAGAAGATGGCCGCGTCGTCATCTACCAATTGATCTCCGGTGTCTGGGCGGGTGAGCCGGATGTCTTCGACGAATTGGTCGAGCAGAAAGACGGCTCGGGGAACCGCACCGGTTGGTTGCTCAAGCGAGTCGACACTCGCAGCACGGAGCAATTCGACCTTACTGGCCGGCTAGTCGCCATCCAGGATCCCGAAGGCTTCCTAATCTCCCTCGGTTACAGCGATGCCTCTACGCCGGCCAATATCGCTCCAGGCGCGGGCTACCTGATCTCCGTGACGGATCCGTTCCTGCGTTCCATCAATCTGACTTACGACGCAGCTGGTCGCTTGACAACGGTGACCAGTCCAGATGGCCAAACTATTGGTTACGCCTACGACGCGGCTGGAAACCTGTCGACGACAAGCTATCCGGATGGAAAGCAGCGAACCTATCTCTATAACGAGCCGTCGCGCGTAGGCGGATCCCTGGCGCCGGGCTTGCTGACCGGCATCATCGATGAGAATCAGGTCCGGTACGTCAGCTACAGCTATGACGCGAATGGCAAAGCGATAGCAAACGAGTTGGCTGGAGGCGTCGATGCCTTCGCTATCACCTACAACAGCGATGGATCGGCCACTGTTACAGATCCGCTCGGGGCGACGCGAAATCACACCTTCACGGTCATCCAGGGCGTGCCGAAAGCGGTGGGCCTGAATGGAACGTGCAAGACCTGCGGCACTGTAAGTGCTCGCGAATACGACATCACGGGGTTGGTCAGCAAAGCCACCGATTTCAACGGCAACATCGCGAGCTATCAGCACAACAGCGAGGGATTGCTCACCGGCAGCGTCGACAACTATGGAAGTCAGAATCCCCGCACCATCCAAACCGATTGGAATAACGTTTTTCATCTTCCGACGGAGCGTCGCATCTATGACTACAACAACAACCTGATAGAGAAGTTCACGTGGTCGTATAACGGCAGGGGCCAAGTCACGGCAGCCTGCGAGATCGACGCATCCAAGTCCGCGGCACTCAGCTACGTGTGTGGCAGCACCGCTACAGCGCCCGACGGTGTGCGGCAACGCCAATACAGTTACTGCGACACGATCGGCACGGGTTGCCCATTCGTGGGGTTGCGCTTAAGCGAAACTGGGCCGCGGACGGATCTAAGTCAGGTCAGCAGCATCCGGTACTACACCACGAGCAGTGCCTCGGCAAAAGCGGGCGATGTCTATCAAACGGTTGATGCACTGGGCTACGTGACGACCTATACGTCCTATGACGGGGCAGGTCGCGTCACCGGAATGGTCGATGCCAACGGCGTAGCGACGACCTTTACCTATACGCCTCGTGGATGGCTGAAGACCCGCGCGATCGGCAATGCAGTCACCACGTTTGATTATGATGGCGCGGGAAATGTGATTGGGGTTACTGATCCGGACAACATCAAGGTCAGCTATACCTACGATGCCGCCCATCGCCTCACAGACATCACCGATGCCCTTGGCAACCGTATCCATTACACCTTGGATGCGGCCGACAATAAGACCAAGGAAGAGACTTTCGACGCCACCGGCACGCTGCGCCGCTCCGTGGCCCGCAGCTACAATACTCTGGGTCAGCTGGTCGGAATCAAGGATGGCTTCAACCGCACGATCTTCGACGCCAGCTTCAGCGACAGCTACGACGGCATCGGCAACCTGGTGCGCAGCGCCGATGCGTTGGGCGTCCAGCGCAAACAAGGCTATGACGCGCTCAATCGCCTGGTCAGCACCATCGACAACTACAACGGCGTGGACCCGGCGACGCAGAACACCCAGAGCGTGTTCGCCTACGATCCAAGGGACAACCTCCAGGGTGTCAGCGATCCGGATGGCCTTAACACCACCTACGACTATGACGGCCTGGGTAACACCAAGGCCGTGCATAGCCCTGACACCGGTACTTCTAGCTATACCTACGACGCGGCTGGCAACCGCGTCCAGGCTACGGATGCGCGAGGCGTGGTTAGCCACAGCATTTTCGATGCGCTGGATCGGATTACCGCCACCACTTATCCGAACAGCAACGCTAACATCAGCTACCGCTACGACGAGGCTGACAGCGTCACCGGTTGCGTGGGTTCCTACCCGGTGGGCCGCCTGACCAGCGTGGTGGAAACGGCCGTCACCACGGTCTATTGCTACGACGCTCGCGGCAACGTGGTGCAGAAGCGCCAGACCCAGGGCACGGCCGTCGATATGGCCAGCTATGGCTACACACTGGCCAACCGCCTGGCGAGCACCCGCACGCCAGATGGAACCATCATCCAATACAGCCGCGACAGCGCTGGCCGCATCAATGGCGTCACTGCGCAATCACCGGGCAGCAGCGCCGGCAACGTGGTCACCAATGTCAGCTACCTGCCGTTCGGTCCCATCGCCAGCTACACGTTGGGCAATGGCCAAGCGCTCACCCGCACCTACGATGCGAACTACGCGGTGACGGACATCGTCAGCCCGGCGCTGAACCTGCACTTCGCACGCGATGCGATGGGCAACATCACGGCCTTGGGCAATGCATCGGGTGCCAATCCGGCCATTGAGACCTACAGCTACGATCCGTTGTATAGGTTGACCGGCCTCAAGGATGCCCAGGGGAGCGCGATCGAAGCTTATACCTATAACAAAACCGGCGACCGCCTCAGCAAGGCGAGCAATGCGCTGGCCACGGGCACCTACGGTTACCAAACAGGCACCCATTGGCTGACAAGCATAGGCAACAGCGCTCGAGCGTATGACGCCAATGGCAACACCACGGGTAATGCGACTGGCAGCGACACGTTTGGCTACGGCTACGACGACCGCAATCGCATGACAGTAGTGCGGCACAACGGCCAGACCGTCGGTAGCTACGCCTACAATGCAATGGGGCAGCGTGTTTCGAAATCGGCGACAAGCACTCAGCGATTTGCCTACGACGAAGACAGTCAGCTGCTCGGTGAATACGGAGCGACCAGTCGTAGCTATGTCTGGCTAGAAGCGTTGCCGGTGGCGGTGATCGACAACTCCGGCGCCGGCAATACCGTGGGCTATGTACACGCCGATGGCCTGAATACACCACGCGTGATTACCGACGCCACAGGCGCTCCGATTTGGCAATTGAGTAACTCCGGTAATCCGTTCAGCGAGCAGCAGCCCATCTCTTCGAACGGCTACGTTTTCAATTTGCGTTTCCCCGGGCAGTACGTAGATGCGGAGTCGGGGCTGGTCCAGAACGGGTACCGAAATTATTGCCCAGAATGTGGGCGCTACATTCAAAGTGATCCCGTTGGTCTGGCTGCAGGTGTCAGCACATTTGGTTACGCGAGGGGCAACCCGCTTACTAGCGTAGATCCGCTTGGGCTTGATGCAGTAACAGTTCCAGCGCCAGCGGCACCAGCACCAACAACTCTGCCGGCTCCTGGAACTGGCGGTGTGCCGAACTTTGGGCCCGCCGCGAACGAGCCTTTAGCGCCCAGGCCACTACCGATAGGCGGAGGTCTTTGCCGAGCACTTGGTGCATTAGGTGCGTTGATATATCCGTCCCCCACCGCCGACTCATGCACAGATGAGCCTCACCCTTCTGCGGAGCTCAACTGCCCCGGCGACAGTGACAAATGCAAAGCTATCCAGAGAGCGATTTACGAGGCTATGACGGTACTGCAGGGCCGCATCAACGACCTACTATCGGACTCTTGGCGGCTATATGACACAGCACATAGCGTTAGGAATCCTGCCTATCCCCCCGAGGTTGGGACATGGATGGGTCATATTCAGCAAGCGCAAGGATGGCAGAATAGGCTACGTAACCTGATAAAAAAAGCAATTGAGAACGGTTGCCCTATACCGCCAGGCGCGTGGGGCTTAGCCACTAGGCCTTTACCCAGCATGCCAAGAGGACATTAAGGTGAACGAAGCGAATGCCGACAAGTTGGTCATGCTGCTAAGCACGGATTGGTTCTTTAATTATTGGTCGATGATTGGACTAATAGCCGAAGATGGACAGCGTGCGTCAATTCAGCTTGCCTGTCGGAATGTAGTAAAAAAGATGATGTCGGGAGCGGATGTGTACTGGAATGTATCCTTCTCACCCGATCGTTTGGCGAGGACCAAATCCGATCTCATTGATGGTTGTATAGCCTCTGGTGCTGACAAGTCTTTGATTGAATGCATCAAAACTGTAGCTAGCGATGAGTTAACGAGTTCGTATGACTCGACCTCCAGTTCGATGCTTGCTCTGATGACAGATCAACTTGCGCGCGCGCCCGGGGCTGATGACCTACTTGAAATTGATGTTGAGCTAAAGAGGGCAATCCAAAATCTGTGGACCAACGATGGTCGTAGCGACATCGACTTTGAACAAATTTGCTTGAGCTCAACTGATTCGTGGGATGCGTACACACGGTCACTGACGCCAGATCTACCCATGATGCTTGCTGATTACCTGTCAGGGTTGTTGGATGTTATCGACGATAGGTTTCTATCGTTATGGTCTCGCATTGTGAAAACAATGCCTATTCAAGACGTTTCTCGCATACGAAGCAGTTATCTGAAAGCCGCACATAAGACAATTGATCCCGACTTCGCATTGCCGATGTGGATGACGAAATAGCAGCGCTACAGGATTTCTCAACAGATAGCTCATCCGCTACTGATGCACTGCATAGTCGTTGAACGCTACGACCTCGTCGCCAAGCCAGTCATTGATCTGGCGGAAACGCGCCATCAGCGGCAGTAGTTCGTTGATGGCGAATACCTGCGCCGCGGGCACCACTGAGCCAAATCCGGTGGTGCCGGTAGGCACTAAGCCAAGTAATTGCGGTGGCACGCGATGTGCAGCCAGGACATCGTCACGCGTAACGTTCTTGATGCTGAAGAATTCATCCTTGGCCGCCACCTCGCTGATCGGCATCAGCTGCAGGCCATCCTTCTTTCCGTTCGGCGCATAGATGAAGAGGTTGCGGAAGTTGCCCGGTCCCTTGCTGTTCTTCAGCGCGTCGCGGATACCATTCACTTGCTCTTCGTCGGCCAGCGCATCGGTGACATAGAGGATATACCCGGCGTGTGACCCGTTGAGATAGTACTTGCGCCGGAACAGCGTGCCTGCTTCATTCAGCCATGCGCTCTGTAGCGCTGACAGGTACTCGGGCACGCCATAGACCTCCTGGTGAATATCCGGCTCCATCAAGTGGAAGATGGCCCCCTTGGCGAACTCATGTTCCGCCTTCCATCCGGTTACCTGGAAATACACGTCCATGTCATCGGCGCCACGCCGCATGTACTTCGCCAGCGCAGGCTGCAGCTCCATGGTGGTGCGCAGGCGGCTCTTACGCCGCTCCAGGTAGCCATTGCCGAACACCATGAAGTCCAGCGCCCAGCGCGAAAACGCCTCGCGGCTGAGCAGCTTGTGCGGCTTGAAGCACGACACCAGAATGTTGCGCTTCACATAGATCGCGCTGGAGTGATGCGGCGTCGATCGAAACGATCGCGCAAGTCCGCTCATGGAAACCGGCGTTTCATACCACCGCCCGTTGCGCCAGGCTTCGATGTACTCCAGCACATCACGGCCATCGAGCACCGGCATGGGATCGCCAAAGCTGAAGGCTTCCATGCGCGGTGGGGCGGTGTTGATCTCGGTCATGTTCAGAACATCTCCACAAAACCGGAATTGCGCCCGTTGGCGCCTTCCAGTGGTTCATTAATCAGGGTGTGCATGCAGGCCCACGCCAGATCGGCGTGGCCGATTTCCTCGGAACGTCCGGCCGTGTATTTCACGTGCCGGCCGCTGTCGGTCAGGGTCTTGCGGATCGCCATGAACGACTGTGCGAAGTCGGTCCAGCCGGCGTCAAACTGGAGGCGGCCCTTACCGATTACGTGCTGCGCCTTCATGACCATTTGGGCCTTGAGCTCGACCGAGTAGACGAACTTCCGGGCCAGCGGGAAGAACTGCACCACCAACTGGTGCACGGCCGCGCCGATGCCGGTGCAGTCGATGCCGATATAGGTCACGTGGTAGCGCTTGGTGATGGTGCGAATGAACTCCGCCTGGGCCTCAAAATCCAGTCCCTTCAGCCGATGGCGTTCGAGTACCCGGAACTTCCCGCCTGGCATGCGCGGTGGAGCCACCACGACCAGGCCAGCGCTGTCGCCACCGTTGCCGAGCGACGGGTCGTAGCCGACCCACACCGGGTGATGTCCGAAGGGCCGCGCGGTCAGAGGCTGCAGGTCGGACCAATCGACCCAGCTGTCCACCATGCAGTCCTGCATCATTCGCAGTGTGAACAGGCTGTCGCCATCATCAATGAACTGGCACATCAGCAGATTGGCAAACTCGTCCGGCGTGTACTCGGTCCGTAGTTCGTCTATGTCGAATAGGCTGCAGCCGCCGCGCTCGGCATCCTCGATCGTCACGATCTGGCGCCACACCTTGTCGCCGCAGCGCAGCCCCGCCACCAGCGCCTCGTGGGCGGTGACGATCTCAATGCGCTGATCTTTGGGACGCCGGCGGTTGTAGCGCTCGCCGGTCCAGTACGGATAAGCCGGGTGGCTCTTGGCGCTGGGCGTGGAGAAGTACGTCTTGCGCCACTGCTTGTGCATGGCCATGCCCGAGGCGACCTTGTTGATCTCCTCGAAATTGCAGGTCCAGAAGAACTCGTCGTAGTAGAAGTTGCCGTGATAGCCCTGCGCGGTGCGGGCGTTCTGGCCCAAGAAGTACAGGTGCGCGCCATTCCACAGGACGATGGGGTCGCCCTTGAGATCCACCTCGCAGGTTTCGATCGCGAACTGCCGGATGTACTGCTTGAAGATATGCGCCTGCGCCTTGGAGGCACTCAGGAAGATCTGGTTGCGCCCGGTGGTGATGGCGTCATAGAGCGCCTCGCGCGCGAAGTACCACGTCGCGCCGATCTGGCGACTCTTCAAGATCATGCGCGTGCGTTCGTCGGCCGCGCGATGCCAGAGGTGCTGGTACTCGAACAGGGAGCCCAGGAACGTTTTGCGTAGGTGATCAACCTGGTCTTCGGTGAATTCGTTACGCTTAGGTTTGCGCTTCGGACCGGCGTTGCGTGCTTCGACGTTCGGGTTCAGATCGGCTTCGTTGCCGCCGGGCTCCTGGTAGCGGCGTACGCGCGCCATGCGCTCGATCTGGCGGCCGAGCAGATCGATCTCTTTGAAGTCACCGCCGGTCTTTTTGTCTTTGCAGACCAGCTGCACTAGGCGTGCTTCGATGCAGGTCTCGACGCGTTCGATCACCGGCGCCGCATCCCACTGATCGCGGGTCTTCCACGCCTCTACTGTGGTGCGTGGAATCACGAGCTCCTGCGCGATGTCCGTGACGCGCCATCCCTGCCAATACAGCGCACGCGCCATGCGGCGCTGATCGACATCGGGAGGCGGAATAAGCATGGCGGCATCGTCGCCGAGCGCTTCGCGTTTGCAGGGTTCGCGCGGGTGGATGAGTCCACTCCTACACCCGCCTCGAGTTGCCGCTGTGTGCGCACGTGCCGACGATGGACACGCCTTTTACGGCGTCCACGTCACCGAGGTTTCCCCATGGCCAAGAGCAAGTTTTTTCGCGTCGCCGTCGAAGGCGCGACCACCGATGGCCGCACGATGGAGCGCAGCTGGATTCTGGACATCGCGGCAAACTACAGCCCCAACACCTACGGTGCTCGTATCTTCCTGGAGCACCTGCGTGGCATGCTCCCCGAGGGTCCGTTCAAGGCCTACGGCGATGTCACCGCGGTAAAGGCCGAAGAGATCACGACGGGCGATCTCAAGGGCAAGCTGGCCTTGTTCGCGCAGATCGAGCCGACGCCCGAACTCGTCGCGATGGCGAAAGCCAAGCAGAAGATCTACCCCAGCATTGAGGTCAATCCGAAGTTTGCCGACACGGGCCGCGCCTACCTGGTGGGTCTCGGCATCACTGACAGCCCGGCGAGTCTGGGCACCGACATGATGCAGTTCGCGGCCGGCAACCCAGCGATCAGCCCGTTCACTGCCCGCAAGCAATCGCCGGACAACCTGTTCACCGCCGCCACCGAGGCCGTCGAGATCGAATTCGAGGACGAGCCGGCGCCGGCGTTGGCGCTGTTCGCTCAGATCAAGGAGCGCCTGGCCAAGCTCACCACTAGAGCCAGATCCAGTGATGCGCAGCTGGCGGATGTCGCCGCGGCGATGGATGGCCTGACCGCGGTGGTCGAGTCCTTCGCCGAGCGCGACACGGTGCTGGTGACTGAGCTCTCCGCCCTGAAGGAACGCTTGGCCACCGTGGAGCGCAACGCCAAGACCGCGCAGACCGAGTTCTCGACGCTGCGCACCCAGCTGGGTCAGACCGAGGCTACGCCCCGGCGTCCCGCGGCGACCGGCGGCAACGGTGCCGCACAGACCGACTGCTAGTCGGTCCGACCTTTTCGCTCGCCTCCCCTTCGCGCCCGTCTCCGGAGCTTGACCTATGCGTAACGACACCCGCCTCGTCTTCAACCAGTACACCCAGCAAATCGCCGCCCTCAACGGGGTGGACAGCACCGCCGTGCATTTCAGCGTGGAGCCCAGCGTCCAGCAGCGCCTGGAAACCAAGATGCAGGAATCCAGCGCGTTCCTGTCGAAGATCAATATCGCTCCGGTGACCGAGCTGGTCGGCGAGAAGCTGGGTCTGTCGATCTCCGGTCCGATCGCCGGTCGCACCGATGTCACCAAGGGCGCCCGTCAGCCGCGCGACCTCAGCGGCCTGGATGACCAGCGCTATAGCTGTGCCGACACCGAATACGACACCTTCCTCGGCTACGCCAAGCTCGATTCGTGGGCGAAGTTCCCCGATTTCCAGACCCGCGTACGCGACGCCATCCTTAAGCGTCAGGCACTGGACCGCATGACCATCGGCTTCAACGGCACCAATGTCGCCAAGCAAACCGACCGCGCGACGAACCCGATGCTGCAGGATGTCAATGTCGGCTGGCTGCAGCAATACCGCACGCAGGCGCCGGATCGTGTGATGGCGAGCGGCAAAGTCGCCGGCAAAATCCAGATCGGCAAGGACGGCGACTACGCCAACCTCGACGCGCTGGTCTACGACGCTGTCGCCAGCCTAATCGATCCGTGGTACCGCGATGCCTCGGATCTGGTCGTGCTGATCGGTCGCGATCTGCTGCACGACAAGTACTTCCCGCTGGTCAACCGCGACCAGCCGGCGACCGAAGTGCTCGCCACCGACCTGATCTTGGCGCAGCGCCGGGTCGGCAACCAGGCCGCAGCCGGTGTGCCGTTCTTCCCGAGCAACGCGATCCTGGTCACCAGCTATGACAACTTGTCGATCTACTGGCAGGAGGGTGGGCGTCGCCGTTACATCAAGGAAGAGCCGGAGTGGAAGCGCGTCACGAACTACGAAAGCTCCAACGATGCTTATGTCGTGGAGGACTACGGCCACGGCTGCCTGATCGAGAACATCGCGCTGGCCGGCGCGGGCGGCGCGGCCTAAGCCATGCCGTCCCCCGCTCAATTGCATCGCCAGCGGATCCTTGCGGCACGGGCCTCGGCCCGTGCCGCCGAGAACGGCGAACCGTCCCTGGCCGGCGGTTCGGCCTACGAGCTCATGCTCGCCAAGCTGACCGAAGACAAGCGCGTCCTGAAGGACATCAAATCGATCGAGCAGAAGATCACCGTCAAGCGACAGCGCCTGCCTGAGTACAGTGCGTGGATCCGCGGTGTACTGGAGGCCGACCAGCCGGTACAGGACGACGTCTTCGCCACCGTGATGGTGTGGAGCATCGACACCGGCGACATCGGCCACGCGCTGGATATGGCCGAGCACCTCCTGAAGCACGATCTGCGCCTGCCCGAGCACTATCAGCGCGATCTGCCCACGCTGGTGGTGGAAGAAGTGGCCGAACGTGCGGGGCTCCCGGACGGCGGCCAGGTCACCGTCGACGATCTGTTGCGCGTCGGTGCGCTCACGGAAGGGCGTGACATGCCCGACGAAGTGCGCGCCAAGTTGCATCGAGCGATCGGCCTAGCGCTGCGCACGGTCAGCCCATCCCAAGCCCTCGACCATCTGCAGCGTGCGCTGCAACTGAATCCGCGGCTCGGCCTAAAAGCCGACATCGCCAAGCTGACCAAGCAGCTGGCTCCCGCGACCTGAGCTCGCCCCCGAGCGCCGCGGCGGCTCGGTGGGCACCGGCCGACTCTCTCCCGCCCGTTGACCCATCGACCACCGCCGCACCTTTGATTGACGAGAGCCCATGAACGCTTTTGTTGCCGCGGCGCCTGCGCCCGCGCCCGCCCCCATCACCTCCGGCGATTGGTTTCCGGCCATCAATCCGACCGATGCGCGCGCGGTGATGCGCATCGACGGTACCGTCACCACCGAGCGCCTGGTCGAATGCTTGAGCCTCGCAATCGCCTCGGTCGAGGACGAACTCGATGCCTGGCAGCACCAGCAACAAGCCTTCGGTCGCGCCTCCCTCAACGAGGTGCCGAGCAAGGTGATCGCTGGCGAATCCCGCCTGGTGCTGTTGTACCGCCGCGCGGTGTACGCGACCGCCCAGGCGGAACTGGCCGAGCGTTACCGGGATATCGACACCACCGGCGCCGGGCAGCGGCGCGCCGACATCGTGGAGTCCACGGCGGACGACTACCGCCGCCTCGCTCGGTATGCGATCCGCGACCTGCTCGGCCGTCCGCGTGCCACGGTCGAGTTGCTGTGATTGTCCGGGCCCTGCAAGGCGAAACCCTGGATGCCCTGTGCCTGCGCGCCCTGGGGCGCACCGCCGGGGTGACCGAAGCGGCCCTGGTTGCGAATCCCGGACTGGCGGGCGTCGGCCCCTTTTTGCCGACGGGCTACGCCGTGACGTTGCACGACGCCGTGATGCGCGTGCCGGTGGAAACCGGCGTCGTGCAGCTCTGGACCTGACACCCCAAGGAATCCTGATGGCCGAACCGACTACCACCAGTACCACGCTCGCCGGTTTCGCCGCAGCGGGGGTCAGTGTGGCGAGCCTACTGCCCGGCATGGATGGCAATGCCATCGTCGGCGCCTTTGCCGGCGCCGCGCTGATGGCCCTGCATGCGCGCGATCTGGGGATTCCCAAGCGCCTGATGTACCTAGCGATCAGTTGGATCGCCGGCTATTTGGCCGCGCCCGAGGTGGCCAAGCGCTGCGATCTGCAGCAGACCGGCGTCGCTGCCTTTCTTGCCGCAGCGCTGATCGTCGCCGTTACGGTGCAACTACTGGATCGGGTCGGATCGATCGATCTGACCCGAGTCTTTCGGCGAAGGGACTCCTGATGGCGGCGCTACTGGCTCTCGTGATGATGGTGGCGAACACCACCACCTGCCTGCGCTTGCTGCTCTATCGACGCGACGGGTCGCGCTACCGGCCCGCGATCAGCGCCGCCGCATGGATCCTCATCGTGTCCACCGGCACCACCGCACTCGAGCTCGGACTCGGGCTGTATCCGGCCCCGGCGATTCACCTGGGTGATGCGGGCATCGCCCTCGTGCTGTGCCTGCTGAGCCTGCGCGCCCGCGGCAACATCGCCCACCTCCTTCGGACTCGTTATGACCGTTGAACTACGCACGCTCCGCGCCGGCGATCACGGAGCGGACGTCACCGTCCTGCAGACGCGCCTCACCGCCACCGGCGTCCCGGTCGCACGCACCGGCTTCTACGATCCGACCACGGAAGCCGCAGTGCGCCAGTTCCAGCGCAGTGCCGGCCTCGTCGTCGACGGCATCGCCGGACCTCGCACGCAGCGGGCGCTCGCCGGCCGCTCCGATCCTCGCGCGTTGTCCCAGGCTGACATCGCTTCCGCTGCTGACCAGCTCGGAGTCGAGGTCGCGGCGCTGCAGGCGGTGATCGAGGTGGAAAGTCCGCAGGGTGGTTTTCTGGCGGATGGCCGTGTCGTGATCCTGTTCGAGAGGCATGTGTTCTGGCAGCGCCTGGTCGCCGCCCGCATGGACCCCACCGCGCTGAATGCGCCCACGGCCATCCTCAGCCAACAGCGCGGGGGATACCTTGGCGGGGCCGCCGAGTACATGCGACTTGCTCAGGCCACGGCGCTTGCCCACGAACCGGCCATGGAAGCTTGCAGCTGGGGACGCTTTCAGATCATGGGCTACCACGCCCACGCGCTGGGCTATGCCGGCGCCTCATCGATGGCGGCGGCGTTTGCCATGGGCGAAGCGGAGCACCTGCGTGCGTTCGTGCGTTTCGTACAGGCGGATGCGGAGCTGCACAAAGCACTGCGTGGCCGCAAATGGGTGGCCTTTGCTCGTCGGTACAACGGACCGACCTACGCCGACAACCTATACGACGCCAAGCTTGCACGGGCCTATGCCCGCCACACGGCGGTGGCGGCATGAACCACCTGCGCCAAGGGCTGCTCGCCATCGCGCTGCTCGGTGCGCTATGGCTCTACCACACGGTGACGTCCCGCCGAATCGAGGACGCGGATAGCCGCGCCGTCGCTGCGGAAACCCATGCGCGCGACCTGGCCGGCGAGCTAGCCGCCAAGACCGGCAGCGAGCGCATCGTGACCCAGTACGTCGATCGCGTGCAGATCGTGCACGCAACGGGCCAAACCATCCTTCAGAAGGTACCTGTCTATGTTCCTGCGTCTGCCGATGCTGCTTGCATCGTGCCTGTCGGCTTCGTGCGCCTTCATGACGCCGCCGCGCAGTCCGCAATGCCCGATCCCACCGGACCTGTTGATGCGCAAGCCAGCGGCCTTGCGCTCTCTGCTGTCGCCGGCACCGTCGTCGACAACTACACCACCTGCCATGCCATCGCCGAACAGCTGACAGCGCTGCAGGACTGGGTGCGTACCAACAGTGGGACGCCGCCGTGAAGAAGCCCGATAGCCTGCGCGCCGCGCTGGTGGCAGCCTTGCCCGACCTCGCTCGCGATCCGGAGCGCTTCCTGGTCTTCATTGACCAGGGTTCGCTGCACGCCACCTACGTCCCGGGTCTATCCTTTGAGTGCGCCTACACGCTCAATATCATCCTGACCGACTTTGCTGCGGATCCGTTGATCGTGTGGGTGGCCCTACTGGCCTGGCTGTCGGCGAACCAGCCGGAGCTACTCGACAATGTCGATCAGCGCCGGGATGGCATCACCTTTGAGGCAGACCTGCTGGACCACGCGAAGTGCGACCTGAGCATCAAGATCAAGCTATCGGAGTCGGTGGTCGTGAAGCGATCCGACGACGGACGGCTCGACATCGAGCCGGTCGCCGAACCCTTACCCGAGGCATCGCTGCCGGTCGGCCATTGGCGGCTGTTCTTGCGCGGGGAGCTGGTGGCCGAATGGGACACAGCGACGCCATGACCCACGATCTGTCGCTGCTTGAGGACTGGGCCGGAGCGCTTTTGCTGAAACTAGCGCCACCCGGCCGACGCAAGGTGGCGAAGGCGATCACGGTCGCGCTCCGTCGCAGCCAGCAACAGCGCATCGCGGCTCAACATGAACCGGACGGCAAACCGTTCGTCTCACGAAAGCGGCCGAAAGATTTACGCGGCAAGCGAGGGCGCCTCAAACGCGATGCGATGTTTACCAAGCTTCGCACCGCCAGGTACCTCAAAGCGAAAGCAACGGCTGAAGAAGCCTCAGTCGAATGGACCGGACGCACCGGAAGAATCGCCGCGGTGCATCAATACGGAGAACTAGATCGTGCAAGTCCTCTAGGGCCGTCCGTGAGGTATCCGCGACGAACATTACTTGGTTTTGCGCCGGACAACCGAGCGATGGTTCGTGACATCCTAATTTCTCATCTGAGCCCTTAGGGGCAGGGGCGCAGACGTCCGCTGCGAGCCGGAAGCGGACATTACGGCAGAGCCGTTGCCGCCCTGTTTGCGAAATCCTCATATGCCTGCAAATACACGAAGAAGTGCTTGTTGGTGGCTGAAGCGGTAGCGGGGTAATCTCGAATGTATCGTCCAACACTCATGCCTTGTCGCTCGGCAGTTGGAATACCCTCTGTTGCCAAATGCTTTACAAACCTCTTCTGAGCTTGGCCACCCGAATGTGCAATTCGGTTGCGAACCATGTGTGCTGCAACTAGATGATTGTACGTTTGAGCACCGAGGGCAGGATGCAAGCTGGCGAAAAAAGAGGTTGGCCCAAGAATATTCCCTCCGCGTTCTTTGAGTCTTTCAGGACTGCCCCATCCAAGCTTGTTATTGAGACCTTGATCCGGGTCACCCATTACATAGTGGCTTTGTTTGACTGTTGCTTTCAGCCGAGAGCGAACTTCGACTTGAAACATCGTCTTTGCAAATTCCTCAAATTTCGCCGCGACCTCGAAGAAGATGAATTGAGCAGCATCGCGCGTATCGGGGTTAGTCAATCGCGACGACGTAGCCGCTGACGTCCCTGTATAACCATGAATGACGATTTTTTTATACAGGTCACGAGCTCGAGAAAGATTTGCCTGGAAGCTCGCTACCTGAGTTGCAACGAACGCTTTAGTTACTCGGGCCGGGGGCATTTTAGTCCTCGCTATTTTGGTTGGTACGAAAGGTTACGCACGAGCCTTTCTTTTTCCTGTGGTTCGGACTAATTGCCGTCGGGTGCGGAAAATGATCGAGATCCTTCCAGGGCCCGCAGCTCGCGCTTCTGTCGGATGTCGCGCTGGGCGTTGGTCATATACGTCTCTGCGCTCCATGCTCGAATTCGGCGAGTTGGTAGCTTGACGTGGCTGCGCAAATACAAGGATGTCTGCAGGGCGAATAGTCCCAGCTCAGCATATAGCAGAGCGCGCTCTTCAAAATATTCGTCAAAGTCAGGCGGGTCGGCCGTATACATCCAAACGTCGGACAATCGCCCCTCCACCTCATCCATGCGAGCGGGAAGGCTGAGCACGTCTTCCGTGTAGTTGGCGGGAATCGACTGCCAATCCACATCAAATGATGTCGGGTCGAACGTTGGCGGCAAGGTTTGCGCTTCGCGAAAGCCGCCTTCGTTGCGCTGACCCTCACTTAAGCCATCATCGGCAACTATGCGGGCGCATCCTAAGCCATACTTATCGAGCGCCTCGCTAACGATGATGACAAGTAAGGTAGCTCGCTTTCCAGCCTCTTTTTCACGCGCTCGTTCTTCACGCTGACTTGTCAGATATGCGCCAAGGAAAACGCCTCCAAGGCCCGATGCGCCGCTAATGAAAGATGAAATCCAGTCGCTCATTCGGCCCCTCCTCCTTGGGCTCATTATCCCAGCCGATGCGAATAGTAGTCAAAGAGCAGTGCCGCTGTGAGTCCATGGCGGATGCTGGTCGTCAGTAACGTTTCGGATAGGTATGCCCTTAATGGGCGGAACGGAACTTGTCCAATGGGCGGGCATCCTTACTTGGGACGCGCAAAAGGTAAGCCCGCGGGCTCTCGCTTGTCGGGCGGACTTATTTTTGCAGCGCACAAGGTTCGGCCAAGAGAGCCAGCCCTCGTCGAGGGCCACTATATCCTGACCGTCGTCGGCCTATTTATGTATGCTGGGTTGCCGCCAAGAGGATTGCTATGAGCGATGAAACCGCTGATCTGCCAGACTTCGAAATGCCTGGCGAAGATACATACGACAGGCTCCCGCCGCTTTTTGATGGCATTAGGGACGGCCGAGTGGAGTGGACGGACTTCAATGCCGTGGATTTTGCGTTGCTCGGGCTTTTCCTATCTTCGCATCTAATTATTGAGCACTACGTGGACGCCTTCATGGCGCACGATTTACCGCAAATACAATGGCAGAAAGCAAAGCTTCAGTTCGCCACCAAGCTCGATCTAATTGCGAGCTGCTTCCAGGATGCTGCCTATGATCCCATACCCTCGATCAAGCACTTCAATGTCGTGCGAAATCGCTTAGCACACAGAGTCAACTACTCGCTTACGGAAGACGATTTCCAACCCCTTATCGAGTTCATCAGAAGCATCGGAGGTGAGTATCCCGAATCACCTCCATACGAGAGCGTATTAAGGGAGTACACGGCTCTGGTCTGCGCTTTCTTCGGTGGCGGCCTTTCTGCCATCGCCCATAGGCAAGCGCTTCGGTCAAAGAAAAATCCCACATAAGGGAGGAGCGATATCTCTCGGCTTACCCGCATGGCGTGAATGCGGATAGTCCATGTGAGATTTTCTCGAGGAGAGATAAGCGCGGTTTCTCGCGATGTACCCGTGCACTCCTACACCCGAACGGGGTCGCGGTGACGCGCTTCAGATCGGCAGCATGCAGGTATGCCCTGTTTCGCTGAATCCCCATGAGCACGTTTGGTTACACCGCGGTGGACCTGTCGCGTCTGCCCGCGCCCGATGTCGTCGAGCCGCTCGATTTCGAGGCCATCTTCAGCGCGATGCTTGCCAAGCTGCGCGAACTCGACGACACCTTCACCGCGCTGATCGAATCCGACCCTGTCTACAAGGCGCTTCAGGTTGCGGCTTATCGTGAGCTTCTGATCCGTCAGCGCATCAACGACGCCGCCAAGGCCGTGATGTTGGCCTACGCGCAGAAATCGGATCTCGATCACCTCGGCGCACTGCTCGGCGTGGGGCGACTACAACTCGCCCCCGGCGACCCCGATCGCGGTATTCCACCGACGATGGAAAGCGACACGGACTATCGCCGTCGCATCACGCTCGCGCCCGAAGGGTTCTCAGTCGCCGGCCCGGAAGGGGCCTACATCTACCATGCTCTGAGTGCCTCGTCGCAGGTGCTCGATGCCAGCGCGACCAGCCCGGAACCGGCCCATGTGGTCGTCACCGTACTGTCGCGGAAGGGCGATGGCACCGCGACCGCCGACCTATGCGCTGCCGTCGCCACCGCCGTGAATGCCGATAACGTGCGGCCAATGACGGACGAGGTCACCGTGCAATCCGCGGTCATCGTTCCCTACGAGGTGAAGGGTACGATCACCACCTTCGCCGGCCCCGACAGCGCCGTGGTGCTTGCCGAGTCCCGTAAGCGGCTGGATGCCTACGTCGCCGAATCGCACCGGATTGGCCGTGACATCACCATGAGCGGGCTCTACGCGGCCTTGCACTGCGATGGCATTCAGCGGGTGACACTGACCTCGCCGGCGGGCGACATCGCGATCGACCGTACCCAGGCCCCGTTCTGCACCGCGGTCGAGCTGCATTACGGCGGCGTCGATGAGTAGCCTGCTGCCGCCCAATGCCACCGCAGGTGAGCGAGCACTGGAAGCGGCGATGGCCCGCCTAGGCGATATTCCTGTTCCCTTGCGCGACCTATGGAATCCGGCCACCTGTCCCGAGGCGCTTTTGCCATGGCTGGCCTGGGCGCTGTCGATCGACTCGTGGAAGGCGTACTGGCCGATCGAGGTGAAGCGTGCACGCGTGGCGGCAGCGATCGCCATTCAACGACGCAAGGGCACGATCCAGAGCATTCGCGACGTGATCGACAGCTTCGGTGGCGCAGTCGAAGTCACCGAATGGTGGCAGCAGACGCCGAAGGGCGTGCCCCACACCTTCCACCTGCTGCTCACCTTGGCCGGCCAGGGTGGCGAGCTGGCCACCGCCGAGTACGTCGACGACGTCATCGCCGAGATCCAACGCACTAAACCCGTGCGCAGCCATTTCACCTTCACCCAGGGCGTCAATCTCTCCTCGACCGTGGGCCTGAGCGCCTATGCGCGTCCGCTCACCTATGCCCGTCTTTCGTTCACCGTCGACCCGGATTCTCCCTAAGCATGCCGTCCCCCGCACTCAAGCTCATCGTTACCCATGCCGGCCGAGCCTCCCTGGTGGCACCGGATCATGGGGGCACCGTCGCGGTGACGGTCGCCAGCATCGGTGTGACCGCCACCGCCTTTATCCCTGACCCGAAGCAAACCGCACTGCCCGGTGAAATCAAGCGGCTCACCACATTCAGCGGCGGTGCCACCGCGGCGGACACGGTGCACATCACCATCCGTGACCTATCTACCGACAGTTACAGCGTACGTGGCATCGGGCTATATCTGCAGGACGGCACGCTGTTTGCGGTGTTTGGCCAGGCCACGGTGCTGGTCGAGAAGAGCAGCCAGGCCGGCATGCTGATTGCCGCGGACACGATCTTCGCGGATATCGCCGCGGATAGCCTCGTTTTCGGCGATACCAACTTCCAGCTCAATCTCGCCACGACCGACATGCCGGGCATTGCGCGCCTGGCGACGGACGCGGAGACGATTGCTGGCAACGACGCGCGCTGCACGGTCACGCCCAAGGGCCTGCTCGCCACCTTCAATGACCGCCTCGGCGCCACGGCTCCGACCGCCTTCGCGAAGAAGTTGATCGCCGCTGCTAAGGACTTGGATGTCCGCTCGTTGCTCGGCCTCAAGTCGGCTGCCCTCAAAGATGAGGGGGCGGGCAACGGCCTGGATGCCGATCTGCTTGATGGCAAGGAGGGTGCCTTCTATCTCAGCGCGCGGACACGGTATATCCCCGGTCAGATCATCGTGTACGCCGGCAACACCGCACCGGGAGGCACGCTGCTATGCAACGGCGGCGCGGTATCGCGTGCGACCTATGCCGACCTGTTCACCGCGATCGGCACGATCTACGGCAAGGGTGATGGCGTCACCACCTTCAATCTACCGAAGTTTGCCGCCGGCACCACGGCGGTCGCGGCCGATACCGCCGAGACCGTCGGTATCACCGTTGCCGGCGCAGTGATGGCCCACACGCATGGCGGCAGCATCGCCAACGGGGGCGTACACGCCCATGGCGGATCCACGGGAGCTGCCGGTGCCCACGGCCACAGCGCCTCGAGTTCGGCGGTGGGCGACCACGCCCATAGCGCCTGGACCGACCAACAGGGCTGGCATGGCCACACCGGCGGAACGGCCTGGGCCGGCGATCACACCCATCCCCAGGACAGCCGGACGACCTATCCGGGCTATGGCAACAACCGCGTTGGCTATCAGGGGGCCAACCAAAGCTGGATGCAGTACGACGGTGGCACCACCGGTGCCGCCGGTGGGCATGCCCATAGTTTTTCCACGGACGGCAACGGCACGCACGGACACAACGTCGGCATCGGCGGGGCCGGCGCTCATGCCCACGACATCACCATCGGCGGCATCGGCGATCACGCGCACACAGTGACGATCAACGCAGGTGGCGACCACACTCACGGCCTGACCATCAACAGCACCGGCGGCACCGTCAATCTCGCCGCGGGTGTGAGCATGCTTTTCTGCATCGCCTACTAAAGGACCTCCATGACTTCGCCTGCTACCTCCATTTGCCGGGGCTTCCTTGGCGGCAGGGAATGCGCCCTGCTGTGGCGCAAGACCACCGGCGACCTGGTCGGCGCGGATCTGCTTGCCGACGACCCCGTGCCCTCGGACCTCACCGCGGTCCCGCCGACGATTCATCCGGTGGGAAGCTTCATGCGCGACGTGTGGCATGAGACGCAAGGGCAATGGGTGGCGTGCTGCGACTACACCGGTGTGCCCACCTACGACAAAGCGACCGGCGCCCTGGCGTCGCCGTTGATGCTTGGCGAGACCCTGCCGGATAGCGTCACGCTGCAACCGCCGCCGCGCGGCATGGAGGGTCCGTTCCAATGGCGTGACGATGTGGCGCAATGGGAACGCGGGACATTGCCACCGGACGAACCTGGGTCGCAGACATCGGCCTAGTGTAGAAGTCCACTGGTACACATTCCCCGCGTGGCTTCTGCCGCTTCCTGGCCGGCAGCATGCGGGCCATGGATCGCACCACCGAACTCACCCGCCTGCTCGAAAATCTTCTGCGCTACGGCGTGATCGCCTCCGTCGATCATGCCGCGCAGCGCTGCACGGTAAAGACCGGGCAGTTGCTCACCGCGCCGTTGAAATGGATCACGCTGCGCGCCGGCTCGGCGCGTACGCGCTGGGCGCCAAGCCCGGGCGAACAGGTCTTGCTGCTCAACCCCGGCGGCGATACCACGCGCGGCTGCGTGCTGCCCGCCCTCTATTCCGACGGCGCGCCGGCTCCCGACGCTGGGTCCGATGCGAACGTCACGGTCTATGCGGATGGCGCCACGATCGCTTACGACCCGCAGAACCACACGCTGGCGGCCACGCTCCCTGCCGGCGGCACCGCACAGGTCACCGCGCCGGCGGGCGTGGTGATTCGCGGTGACGTGCGCATCGAAGGCAAGTTGCAGGTCAGCGCCGACGTCACCGTGGATACGACGATCACCGCGGCCGCCGATGTCGTCGCCGCCGGCGTCAGCCTGACCAAGCATCCGCACGACCAGGTCATGCGCGGTGGCGACTTGTCCGGCCTACCGGTGGCGAGCTGAGCATGCGCGGCACCGACGCCCGCACCGGAAAGCCCCTATCCGGCACCGCGCACCTGGTCCAGTCGATCGGCGACATCCTCACCACGCCGGTGGGCTCGCGCGTGATGCGTCGGGACTACGGCTCTCTGCTGCCCCGCCTGATCGACCAACCCTTCCACGCCGCCACCCGCATTCGACTCGTGGCGGCGATCGCCACCGCGTTGATGCGCTGGGAGCCCCGTCTGCAGATCAGCCGCGTGACCGTGGAGCTCGGCCACACACCGGGTGCGGTGGTGGTGACCCTGGATGGCACACGCACTGACACCCCGATCGCGAGCTCCGGCCGCTTCACCGTCCCGCTCTCCCTTCCCTGACTACGTACCTGCGAGGTTCACATGGCCACCGACTACCACCACGGCGTCCGCGTCGTCGAAATCACCACGGGCAGCCGTGTGCTGCGCACCGTATCCACCGCAGTCATTGGTTTGATCGCCACCGGCGAGGACGCCGACGCTGCGACCTTCCCACTCAACAAGGCCGTCCTGCTCACGGACCTGAAGACCGCCCTCGGTAAGGCCGGCACCGCCGCCAAAGGCACGCTGTTCACCGCCCTGACGGCGATCGACGCGCAGACCAGCCCGTTCGTGGTGGTGGTCCGCGTGGCCGCGGGTAAAGACGAGGCAGAGACCCACAGCAACGTCATTGGCGGGACCGACGCCAATGGTCGCCTGACCGGTGCGCAGGCATTGCTAGCTGCGCAGGCGAGCCTGGGCGTCAAACCACGCATCCTGGGCGCGCCGGGCCTGGATACGCCGCCGGTCGCCATCGCCTTGGCGACGCTCGCCCAAAAGCTGCGCGGCGTGGCCTATATCAATGCCCACGGCTTCACCAAGGCCAGCGACGTGGTGGCCTACAAGGCCACGTTCAGCCAGCGCGAAGTGATGCTGATTTGGCCGAACTTCACTGCCTGGGATACCACCGCCAACGCGACGGTCGAGGTGCCCTCGGCGGCCTATGCGCTGGGCCTTCGCGCCGCGATCGACGAGGCGCAGGGCTGGCACAAGACGCTCTCCAACGTCGCCGTCAACGGCGTCAATGGCATCAGCATCGACGTGAGCTGGGATCTGCAGGATCCGGCGACGGATGCCGGCCTGCTCAATCAGGCCAGCATCACCACCCTGGTCAATGCACAGGGTTTCCGCTTCTGGGGCTCGCGCACCTGTTCGGACGAACCGAAGTTCGCCTTCGAGAGCGCGACGCGTACCGCGCAGGTGCTGGCTGACACCCTGGCCGAAGGCCATCTGTGGGCGGTGGATAAGCCGATGCATCCGAGTCTGGTGAAGGACATCCTCGAAGGCATCAATGCCAAGTTCCGCGAGCTCAAGGCGAACGGCTACCTGATCGACGGCAGCGCCTGGTACGACGACACGGTCAACAGCGCCGCCACGCTGTCCGACGGCAAGCTCAACCTCGACTACGACTACACCCCGGTGCCACCGCTGGAGAACCTCCTGCTGTGTCAGCGCATCACCGACCGCTACCTCGCCGATTTCGCCACCGCGATCAACGGCTGATCCCGTGCGGCCCGGTGAAGGCTGCACTCCTTATTCCTTACCTGGAACCTCGCGCGATGGGACTGCCCCGCAAGCTCAAGAACTTCAACGTCTTCAACGACGGCAACAACTACATCGGCAAGGTCGAGGAAGTCACTTTGCCCAAGCTCAGCCGCAAGATGGAGGAATGGCGCGGCGGCGGCATGGATGGCCCGGTCAGCATCGACCTGGGCCAGGAAGCGATCACGCTGGAATGGACCGGCGGCGGCCTGCTGAAAGAAGCCCTGTCGCAGTACGGCATCACCCAGGTCGGCGGGTGCATGATCCGCTTTGCCGGCGCCTACCAGAGCGACGATACCGGCGCGGTCGACGCGGTGGAGGTGGTGGTACGCGGTCGGCATAAGGAGCTCGACTTCGGCAGCGCCAAGCCCGGCGACAACACCCAGCACAAGTTCACCACGCCCTGCAACTACTACAAGCTCAGCATCAACGGCGCGGTCAAGATCGAGATCGATCTTCTCAACCTGATCTTCATGGTCGACGGTGTCGATCGCCTCGCCGAGCAGCGCCGCGCCCTCGGCGTCTAAATCCCCTCGTCACGCATCGCCGGTCTCGCACCGGCGATGTGCACCTTTGCGCATAGGAAAGTCCTCATGAAGAAGTCCACCATCCCGACGACTCAACTCAGCACGGTCAGCGTCCAGCTGGACACGCCCATCGTCCGCGGCGAGCAGACAATCCATACGCTGGTGCTGCGCCGCCCCAAGTCCGGCGAGCTGTTCGGCGTGAATCTATCGGAGCTGGTCCAGCTCAATGTCGGCGCCTTGGTGAAGGTACTGCCGCGCATCACCGAGCCCACCTTGACCACCCACGACGTGCAGAACCTGGAGCTGCCGGATCTGCTGAGCCTCGGTAGCGAGATTGTGGGTTTTTTGCTGCCGTCGGAAGTGAAAGCCTCCCTCTCCGCGTAGAGGACTACATGGCCGATATCGCGGTGGTGTTCCATTGGCCGCCCACCGCGACGGCCGAGCTGGACCTGGACGAATTGATCGAGTGGCGCGAGCGAGCGCGCCTTCGTAGCGGAGCGGAGTAGCCGGTGGATCTGAAACTGCAAGTTCTCCTGCAGATGCTGGACAAGGCCAGTGCGCCGCTCAAGCGGCTGCAGGGCGCTTCGAAGGCGACGGGCGATGCGCTGCGCCAAACACGCGACGCGCTGCGTCAGCTCGACCAAGTGCAAAAGCAGGTCGGCGAATTTCGCACGCTCAAGCAAGGCTCGCTGGCGACCTCGCAGCGCCTAAAGGCGGTCAACGCGCAGATCCAGCAGACCGTCAAGGACATGCGGGCCTGCGGCGTGCCGACCGAGGCGATTACCCGGCGTTTCGACGAGCTGACCAAGCAGGCCGAAGCGCTCAAAGTGCAAGAGACCGCTCAGGCGCAGAAGCTGCAGCAGCTGCGCAACCAGCTCGGTGCCGCCGGCGTCAGTACACGCAACCTCAGCGCCGAGGAACGTCGCCTGCGCGGGGAGACCCAATCGGCCAATGCGAGCCTGAAACAGCAGACCGACCAGCTGCGCGCCCAGGCCGCCCACGCGCAGCGGCTCGACACGCTGCGCACGCGCCTGGGCCGCGGCCAGGCGCTGGCCGCGAACCTATCGATCACCGGGTACGGTGCCATGCAAACCGGCCGGCATCTGCTGGATGGCATTCATCCGTCGATCGCCGCCGCGAAAGCCTTTCAGGCGCAGGAAGCGCAGCTGCGCTCGCAGGGTATCGGCGACGCCGCGGTGGCCGATGCGATCCAGTTCGCGAAGGGCATGGACATCATGGGCAGTAGCGCGACGGACAACCTGCGCATGCTCAAAGAAGCCTATACCGTCCTGCGCGACATGCACGAAGCGGAGGAAGTGACGCCGTTTCTGGCCAAGATGAAATTCGGGATCGAGACGGTCATGGCCCAGGGCGGCCACGGCGACGGCCATGGCGCCCAGGCGGAAACCATGTTCGCGGATTTGCTCAAAACCGCCGAGCTGCGTGGCGCCGCAAAGAGCCCCGAATCGTTGAAACGGGTCATCAACTTCGCGACCCAGGCGTACGTGGCGTCCGGCGGTATGATCACCTCCGAAGACATGCTGCAGATGATCAAGACCGGCGGCGTGGCGGCCAAACAGCTGGACGATCAGTCGTTCTTCTTCGGTCTGCTGCACACCATGCAGGAGATGGGCGGCTTCCGCACCGGCACGGGCCTGGCCACCGCCTACCAGAACTGGGCCGCGGGGCGCACCACGCAGCAGTCGGCCGAGGAGCTGTCGAAACTGGGCTTGATCAACCCCGAGGCGGTGAAGTACGGCAAGACCGGTCACATCACCAAGCTCCTCCCTGGCGCGCTGAAGGACATCGAGCTCTACGAGAGCAACCCGTTCCAGTACTTGATGGACAAGGTGATTCCCGCCATCAATTCGGACGGGAAACTCGACGACAAACAGGTCGTCAGCAAGATCAATGCACTGTTCTCGGGCCGCAAGGGCGGCGATCTGTTCGCGTCCATGTACCTCGAGCGCGCTAACATCGCCAAGCACCTGGCGGCGGCGCCAAAGGCGTTCGGAGTCGATGCGCTGTACAACGAGGCCGGTCGGACCGCCGCGGGGCAAGAGGCCACGCTGCAGGCGCGCAAGGCGGATTTGTATCGGGAGCTCGGTACACAGTTGTTGCCGCTCTACGTCGGTGCGCTTGAGAACCTGGTGGGCATGTTGCGGTCGTTGTCGGGTTTCGCCGCGCGCCATCCGGTGCTCGCGAAGGGGCTGACCTTGGTCGCCGGCAGTGCCGGACTGCTGATGGTCGCGGTCGGCGGCCTCATGATCGCGCTGGGTGGCCTGGTCGGGCAGTTCGCGCTGCTGCGTTTTGCGATCGGCCGCGGCGGACTGGGGCTATTGGCTCGCGGCGGGGCGTCGGGGGGCGGCTTGTTCGTGCGCCTAGGTGCCTTAGCGCGCGGAGTATTTCCGGCCCTGGCCGGCGGTGCCCGCGCAGCCACGCTGGCGATCACCGGCGTCAGTCTTCCGGTACTCGCCCTGGTCGCCGCCTTGACCGTCGCCGCGATGATCGTTTGGAAGTACTGGGAGCCCATCAAGGCGTTCTTCGTGGGGTTAGGTCAGGGCATCGCCGATGTGGTGGGTCCGGCGTTCGCCGAGCTTGGCCAGGCCCTGGCACCGCTGCAGCCGGCGCTGGCGTGGCTTGCCAACGGGCTCGGTGCGGCGTGGCGCTGGTTCATGGCGCTGTTCGAGCCAATGCATACCACCTCCGAGCAATTGGCCGCAGCACAGGCGAATGGCGTGAGCTTTGGCCAGGCCATCGGCTACGTCCTCGCCGGCGTGGTGACCGGCGTGTCCTGGGTCGTCCAAGCCTTCACGTGGCTGGGTGCCGCCATCGGTGAGGGCATCGGCTGGATCGTCATCCATGGCGGCCAGGCGGTCGAGTGGTTGCGGACGAAGTGGAGCGAGGTGGTGGGGTTCATGGCCGGTGTCGGCGAGGCGATCAAGCAGCCCTTTGTCGTCGCATTTCAGTGGATCGGCGAGAAGATCGACTGGATCGTCGCCAAGTGGCAAGGGCTCAAGAACAGCCTGGGCGTCAGTAGCGACGAGGGTCCGGCGGCAAAGCGCAATTGGGATTGGAATGACGGCGCCGTGCCGCCGCCGCGATTCGCGATCGACAGCCAGCCCCTTCGAGCCGGTGGCGCAGCATCGAGCACCCAAAACAGCTACGACGTGAAGGTGTACGCCGCCCCGGGCAGCGATGCGCGATCGGTGGCGCGCGAGGTATCCGCCGAACTGGATCGGCGCGAGCGCGCCAAGGCCGCGGCGCGGCGATCGCTGCTATCGGATCAGGAGTAAGGAATCACCATGCTTATGGCTTTGGGTCAATTTGTGTTTCAGCTGTCGGATCTTGCCTACAGCGAGCTGCGTCGCTCGACGGCCTGGCGCCATAGCGCCAATAGTCGTGTCGGCGCGCGTCCCACGTTGCAGCCGGTGGGGCCCGGGGACGACGAGATCACGCTCTCCGGCGTCTTGGTGCCCGAGGTGGCCGGCAAGCTGTCCAGCCTGGCGCTGCTGCGCGCCATGGGCGACCGCTGCGACGCCTACGCCATGGTGGACGGGGCCGGACGCGTGATGGGTGCCTGGGTGATCGCTCATTTAGAAGAGAACGGATCCGCCTTCACCACCGAAGGCGTGGCCCGTCGGACGGAATTCTCCATCCAGCTTAAGCGCGCTGAAGATGCCCAGGTCTCCAGTGCGCCACCAGGTGATCCGGTAAGCACCGACGATGACGGTAATCGTATGCAGGGTTATGCATGATCGACGAATTACCGAAGGCGATCTGGCGCGTGACATTGGATGGTACGGATCTGACGGACCGCTTGAAACCTCGGCTGATGGATCTCCGCATCACCAGTTGCCGCGGCGACGCAGCCGATCAGCTGGACCTGCGGCTGGACGATGCCGATGGCAAGCTGGCGATCCCTCCACGTGGCGCGAAGCTGCGGGTCTGGTTGGGGTGGGAAGGTGGCGGCCTGACGGACATGGGCACGTTCACCGTCGATGAAGTGGAGCACTCCGGATCGCCGGATCAGCTTTCCTTGCGTGGTCGCAGCGTGCAGATGAAAGCGGCCATCCGGCAGCTGCGTGAGCAAAGCTACAGCGGCCTGACCGTAGGTGCCATCGTCGAGCAATTGGCGGGCCGTAACGGTCTGGTACCGCGCTGCCATGCGACGCTTGCGCCGCTTGTCGTCGATCACATCGACCAGGCCAACGAGAGCGATTTGAACTTCTTGACGCGGCTTGGGCGAAAGTACGACGCGCTTGCCACCATCAAGGCGGGAGCGCTTCTTTTCTCGCCGATTGGGCAAGGGCAAACGCCGAGCGGGAAGTCCCTACCAACGGTGACCATTCGACGATTGTCTGGAGACGATCATCGCTGGCATGAAGCGGATCGCGGCACCTATGGTGGCGTCCGCGCGATGTACGACAGCAACGCCACGGGCGAAACGCCTTCAGTCCTTGTGGGCAAGGACGATGGCCAAGGTTTGAAGACGTTGCGCCACGTGTATGCAACGAAGGCGAATGCCATGCGTGCGGTACGAAGTGAGCACCAGAAGATGGAGCGTGGCGTTTCATCGTTCGAGATGTGGATCGCTCGTGGTCGACCGGATATCTATCCCGAAATGACAGCTACCGTCGGCGGGTACAAGCCGCAGATCGACAGTGCGGCGTGGACCGTAGTGAAGATCGAGCATGTGCTAGCGGAGCAGGGGTTGGTTTCACATATCGAGCTCGAGCTCAACCCGAACCATTGAACCATGCCGAGAGAGAGTGGTCGCAACTGATAGCCGCTTGAATTAATGGGCTGCAGCGGTCTGAGCCCGCAATCTCTCCAGCTCCTTTAGTCTGTAAATCAACACTCGCGCGCCGCTGCTATCAATAAACTCCTCATACATGACAGTGTTGTCGCAATAAACGTTTTCCATGCGATTGAGAGCCGCTCTTAGCTTGAAAAGCATGTCTTCAACTAGAGACCTACTTATCCCGCTGAGAGGAGAAGAGCTTTGGTTTCTAACATAGTCGTGGTCTTGGTGTGCGATACGCTTATTCCGATGTTCCCTAGCAAATTCCGCAGCAAGTACCGCTTCATCGCAAAGAATCTCCATTTCCGCTCGCAAGGAAACATCCTCAATCAAAGGGATCAATGATCGAATCGTCAGATTCTTATTTCGACCTGTGGTTGCGGGGTCCGTCATCCTTGATATGCCAAGTAGTACGCTGTCCCATAGTTCATCTTGGACAATCTTGAAGAACAGGCCCGCCATTCTGTTGAGAAGGTGAATGGTCTCTTCATCGGTGCCAAACAACTGCCGATACTGCTGCCAAATCATGTGAAGTTCTACGAGCTTCCTCTGGAGCTCAAAAAAATTGGAGCCGAGCTCTTCGCCCATTGCCGACGTATATCTGGCACGACTTTCATCCATGGAAGACGCTGTCATCTGGAACTCCCTTACATCTTGGTGGCTGACTACTGGGCTGATCGACCTTCTATGCTGAGGATGTCACCGCTTCATGCAACGGATGTTCGGACGTCAATCGGGCGAAGAACTGCGGCGGCTGGAATCCTTCATCCAGTTGCCTCAACACATCAAGTGACAACGAACTCCGCAGGCGCGTCGAATGTTCGAGAACCAGCGCAACGCCCTGCTCTATCTCTCCAAAATATGCAAAGAATTCTTGCTTCGACAGTCCAGACACCGATCCATACCGCCGCCACAGGGCGGTGGGCGAGGATGCATGCACCTTGCCTATTTTGGCGTGTCCGACAATCGATCCCACCGGAAGCTTGACATATATCCAAAGTGTGTCGCCCGGCGAGACGTTCATCGTTCGTCGCCTCAACTCAACGCGCTTGGAACCTGCAAAGATGTTCTCCGCGTGCCGTGACTCCAAGGAGATGAGAATGTGTCCGCTTTTACTCACGACTGAACGCCTCAGTGAGAATGGTTTGTAGTTGTTCGTCGGAGATTGCGTGAGTGGTGATCAAATCATTCGGACGACCACATCCCATGCGCTTAAGAACTTTTAAATCGACCGGTTTAGGTAGAGGAAAAATGTTGTCGAAGACAGCAATGGCTTTCATGTCAGATTTGCCGATATCAGCGAGACTGGTAGTGGTGAGTACGGACTGCTCGAGATCAGATATCGCGAACGCGTCGCACGCCTTGAGATAGGCTTCACGAATCCGCGCCACAGCGACAACTTGGCTTCGCCCCCCGTACTTTCCAGACTCATAGAAGAACATGAGTGTGCCGCGCTTGAAGTGCTTTAGTGATTTTGGATCGCTAAGATAAATGCGGTCGGTATATAGCGAAGCCGATGTCTGAAGAAGCGAGCCTTGCGGCGAGTGGCCGAGTAGCGGTTCCGCATACGTCCGCCGGATAGGACTAATGATTGCCGACCGCCCAGGCAGGCAAAACAGGGCCGGAGCCAACAATGATTCGAGTCTGTCGAGGGAAACATGGACTCGATTGCCATCGGGGGTATGCACTACCAACTGCTGATCAGGTCCGCTGTAGGTAGGCGCATTGGAAGGAAGACGAGGTCCACCTTTTGCCGCCAGTGCTAGCTGGCCTTCCTTCCACGATGTAGGTGTCAGCACCATACCGAGAATCGATTTGATCAGATAGTGCGCTTGCGGCTTCCCTACAAAGCCAAGTACGGCACCAACTTCCCGGAGATACGACTGGTGCGGGGGTAGTTCGAGTTTGACTTGGCGAGGTCCACTACTACGTAAGCGGTCGACCAGATGCAGCAACAGGATGCGCGCTGCTCCAAGCGCCTGGGCATGTGATTCGTCCACCGCTGCACGGACGATCACCATACTCTCGGCCGTAAGAAGTGCAGGCCAAGTGATATACCCAACGCAAGACGAACCGCTCCAAACAGCGCATCGTGACGCAATGCGACCTTGAGTTTCTATCGGCAGCCAGTTGGCGGCGATCGCCGAGCCGGACAAGCGTATTTTTTGACTTAGCAGAGCTCTCACGGAAGTCTCTGCCTCCGTGGATACCGACAATAAACGCAACGTATCCTTCTCGATAGTTTCAAAGGCCTCGTCGCTGTGCGCGGCTGAATCTTCGAGCTCGAAAGCGCCAGAAGACAAGACTTGAATCCCGTATTTCTTCTCAATCTCGGGCCCTGCCGTTAGCAGAGCCGAGTCGTTGGTGATGAGGCCGGCTAGGCCATGTTGTATCGCCGTGATGACATGGCGTATGTCGGAGAGCTCATTGGCAGTAAGCGCGCGCTGGCCAACTGTCTGTGCAAAAACTAGTGTGACCAGATCCAAATAAACTGGGTCGGAGTCGTCGTGCTTGTCTACGGGGAGGCAAGGGAATGTCTCAACATAGGCCTCCATCGGGTCTGTATGTTTCGCTTGGAGGTTGCGTTGCAACTCATCGCGAACTTCATTACTGATGGCCAAGCGACAGAAATTCATGCGCTCGGCCTGGAACAGCCCAATGACATCATTGCGCCGAAGGCGACGCGGCTGTACATCGAAGAGCACGTTCATGTCCAACAAGTACATCGGCAGTTCGTTCGCCGCCGGCTCCAACAAACCCAGGGGATTGTGGTCATTCAGTCCGCTGGTCGGAAACAGCTGGGGTGAGTCCAGTTCGTGACTACGGACCAAAATTTGGCGATTCCGAGAAGCGCCACCTTTTTCTGACCGTTGCACATAGAAGCACTGCTTTTGCCAGAAGGCGTTAGCGGTTGTTAGGTCCTCAGCCACTCGAGCATAAATTGAGATGAAGCAGTTTCGCGCCAATGACTGGCGGAGATGATCAAGTAACTGCGACGCGGCACCACTCCGGCGATACTCTTCCAAAACAAACATCTGCCGTACATGCGCGCGTGGGAAATGCCGATCAAACAAAAGGTGGCCTACGTACTGCGGGCCAGTCGGTGTTTGAGCGACCAGCACATACAAGCCATCGCGACGGGCAAATTGGTCGAACACACTCCTCGCGAGGAACCCCAGTTCGTTGCGGTTGGCGTCTGAGGCTTTGCATACCTCGTCAAGCCAAAGCTTGGTGGCGTCATAGCAATCGAGCACGTCGAATTGCTGAGCCATAGCCCGGTGAATGTTTTCGACCATAGCCTCCTCCCCCTTGCGCCCGTCTTCCTGACCGTAGTCGCCTTACATTACTTCTTTCGCGATGCCACCCATTCGGCGTATTCGGGCACTGTGCGGGCGAACTGCATCTCGAGCCAAACCGTGCTGTCGGAACTGCTAGTGGCGCTCCAATGGCGCAGAAAGGCCACCATGCGGCGCACACGCTCGTCGTCGCCAGCGGTGTCATTGGCCGCCACCGCATCTCCCGCAGGCTGCATCGCACCGAGGCCGAGCAGGAGCCAGTCCAAACTGACGCCCTTGCGTTTTGCAAGGATCACGCATTCTTCGTAGGGCACCTTATTCCGGGTCCGCCAGCCGGAAACCGTGCTGGTCCCGTGGCCAAAATAGGCGCCCAAGGCAATATCGGTCCTGACATCAGCGACCTGCTGCATGCGGTCGATGATCGGCCCGGCGTTCAGATCAGCCACGGTTTTCCCCTCACCCTGCGTGATTCCTTCATATCGCGTATTGCAATCACGCAAATTGCGTGTATTCTGCGAATTGTGTGACACATCCGGGCCATCGTAACCCATGCCGAGCATGCGCAAATCCTCTGTCAGTTACGCCCCGCGCGGGGTCGTCAAAAAACCGATCGCGCTGCGGCTTCTCGCCCCCGAGATGGCCCGTCACGAAGTCCTTGTCGCGAATAGCGGTGCGTCGAGCAACTCGATCGCCCGGCAGATGTACCTGCGGGGATGGGAGAGCTACGAACGCGAACAAGCTGCCAGAGCAGCCGCCGCGACCGCATCAATAAAGCGCGGAGCTTGAATCGCACATGACCCGTCACCCCCAAGGCCACAAGCACGACACGAATCGTCTTCGCGTTCGCTGCCCGCACTGCGGCGCCTTCGCCCGCGCACGTAATAGCCGCAGTCTGACGCCGATCTATATCGAGACGCGCTTCGAGTGCGTCAACGAAGCCTGCGGTCATGTCTGGCTATCCGCGATCGAAATCCTGCGCACGCTGATTCCCAGCGCCTCGCCCAACCCGGCGATTGAGCTCGAGTGCCGCATCGGCGCACCGATCGTCGCAGCCACTACCCAGGGTGCCCCCGCCGGTTAATACCGGCTTCCACCCCACCATCCAACCCAAGGAGAGAGAAACCATGTCGCAGTCCAATCTGCACGAGGTCGCTATCGGCTACCTGCTCGCCCACCAAGCCGAGCACCTTCACCATGATCGCCACCACCTGGTGCAGCGTTGCGCGACGCATCTGCAGGAGCAGGGTGCCACACGAAGCGCCGCGCACATTACCGCCTTGCAGGCGTTGGGCGAACTTGACGCTCGGGGCAGCCGCGTCTACGTCGATCTGAGTCACACCACCTGCTTCGCGGTGTTCCTGGTCGATCCAATTAGTGGCGCGAAGATCACCTTCACCGCGGCGGATCTGCTGCGTCTGGCGCGCGAGCAGGCCGTGCGTGCCGCTGACACCGCGACTCAGCACTGAGGGGTAGCCATGACCTACATCGACTCCGCCTATTCGACTGCGAAGGTGCTGATTGACGACCTGCAGGTCGTCATACACACCACCGGCTATCTCGACAACCATAAGCCCGTATCAATGTGGTTTGGACCACTCTCCCTGTCGATGTCCACCGACCAGGCCATCGACATGGGTTCGGCGCTAATCCGAGCCGCTCATCATCACCGCGCCGTCAGCATGGAATGCGCGGCGACAGATGTCGCCGGCACAGGGGTAGCGCCATGAGTTCGGTCGTAGCGCTTGATAGACAGCGTCAGCCAGGCGTGACCGATATGACCGCGGCCGTGATGCCCTATGACGACCGTATCCTTCGACTGCCTGCAGTGGAGGCCCGCGTAGGCCTGTCCCGCGCCACGATCTATCGGCGCGTGGCGGCTGGCGATTTCCCGAGACCCGTACCGCTTGGTGGCAAAGCCGTCGGCTGGCGACTCAGCGCTATCCTGCGGTGGGTGGCGGAACGTGGTGCGGCATGATGCCGAGCCTCCATGCCGACGTGACGCGGCAGCTGACTCGTGACTTCGATCTGAAGGCCAAGGGCGAAGGCAAATGGCTGCGCGATGGCCGGTGTCCCCAGTGTCAGAAGCGTGAGGTGTGGACCAACGCAGACGCGCCCTGGATGATCCGCTGCGGCCGCGTCGATAAATGCCGCTGGGAGCGGCACGTCAAGGAGCTCTATCCGGACCTCTTCGAGAACTGGTCGGAGCGTTATACCGTCAGCGAAACAAACCCACATGCGGCGGCCGATGCCTATCTGGCGCATGCCCGAGGCTTCGACACTTCTCGCCTCAAGGGTTGCTATACCCAGGAGAGCTACGTCGACCGCGAGCTCGACGCCAGTACGGCGACCGTGCGGTTTCGCCTGCCCGGCGGCGGCTACTGGGAGCGGTTGATTGATCGTCCCCAGCGGTTCGGCAAGAAGAAGGCTCGCTTCAACTTCGGCAGCAAGCACGCCGGCCACTGGTGGGTACCGCCAGGCCTCGACCTATCGACCGTGGATGAGGTTTGGATCGTCGAGGGGATCTTCGACGCGATCGCGTTGTGGTTGCATGGCATCGCCGCGGTGGCAGCGCTGACCTGCAACAACTATCCCGAGCATGCCTTGGCCGAACTGGCCAAGCAGCGCGCGGGCGACCGCCCGACTTTGGTGTGGGCGCTCGATGCGGACGGCATCACCAACGACGGCGCTGGGCAGCGCTACACCCGCAAATGGGTGAAGCAGGCCCGCCAGCAGGGCTGGGACTGCGCAGCCGCACAGATCCCGCAGGACGGCCGCAGCAAGCTGGACTGGAACGACCTGCATCAGCGCGATCGCCTGTCGCCGGACGATAGGAAGGCGTACCGCCACCACGGTGCGCTGCTGATCGCCCGGACGCCCGCGGAGAAAGCACTTCTTATCTATGGCGCGGAAGGGCGGGCGGAGTTCCCCTTTGAGTATGGCAACCGCCTGTGGTGGTTCGAGCTCGACCTGTCGCGTTATGCCAAGGCCAAGGCGGCGCTCGAGGATAAGGACGCCGGGCTGAGCGAGGAAGAGATCCGCGAGCAGGCGCTGAAAGAATGCAACGCGGTGTACGAGATCTGCACCTGCTATCCCCAGGCGCTGTACTACCAGCGCAACGACATCACCGATGAGAGCTGGTATTTCTTCCGGGTTAACCAGCCGGGCGACCGCCCCGCGGTAAAGAATACCTTCACCGGCGGCCAGATCATGACTGCCGCGGAATTCGGCAAGCGCCTGGCCAGCATTTCGCCGGGCGGCATGTTCACCGGCACCAGTCAGCAGCTGATGCATCTGCTCAAAGAGCAAATGCGGCACGGCATCAAGACGGTAGAGACCATCGACTTCATCGGTTATAGCAAGGAGCACGCGACCTACGTGTTCGGCGACGTCGCGGTCAAGGACGGCGCGTTGTACGAATTGAACAGCGAGGACTACTTCGAGATCGGCCGGCTCAACATCAAGAGCCTGCTGCACTCCGTCGAGCTCAACATCAATACTCGCCGCGAGGACTACACGGACGCGTGGTTCGGTCAGCTATGGACCGCTTTTGGCGTAAAGGGGCTGGTCGCCCTCGCGTTCTGGTTCGGTAGCCTGTTCGCGGAGCAAATCCGACAGCGCGACAAGTCATTTCCCTTCCTCGAAGCGGTCGGCGAGGCCGGCGCCGGCAAATCCACGTTGATCGAATTCTTGTGGAAGCTGCTGGGCCGCGAAGACTATGAAGGCACGGATCCCACGAAATCCACCTTGGCCGGCCGCACGCGCGCCTTCGGCCAGGTGGGCAATCTGCCCATGGTGATGATCGAGGCTGACCGCAGTAATGGGTCAGACAAGGTGCATGCGAAGCAGTTCGACTGGGACGAGCTTAAGCCCCTCTATAACGGCCGCATCGGCCGCGCGCGCGGCCACAAGAGCGCCGGAAACGAAACCTACGAGCCGCCGTTTCGCGGCACGGTGGTGATCAGCCAGAACGCCGTGGTCGACGCCAGTGACGCGGTTCTGCAGCGCATCGTCCATCTGTATTTCGACAAAAGCCACCACAGCGTCGAAGGCTCGATCGCAGGCAAGAGGCTGGAAAATTGGCCTGTCGATCAGCTTAGTGGTTTCGTGCTGGCTGTCGTACGTCGCGAAAAGAAGATCATGAATACTCTGGCCGAATACACCATCCAATACGAGGCCATCCTCAAAGCGCATCCCAGCCTTAAGAGCATGCGCATCTGTAAGAACCACGCACAGATCCTGGCGCTGATTGACGCGTTGGAGCATGTTGTGCCCATTTCTGCGGAGCAGAAACGACTAGCCTTCGACCACGTCACGCAGATGGCTGTGGCACGACAGCAGGCAATCAATGCTGACCATCCGACGGTCCAGGAGTTTTGGGAGCTGTTCGACTTCCTTGACGGAGAAGGCGAGGGCATGCCGCGCTTGAACCATAGTCGGGATGATCAGCTCATCGCGGTCAGTCTGCCGCATTTCATGGCCGTCGCTTCGCAACGCGGCATCAACAAGATACCCAGCCTCTCTGACCTGAAACGCCTCTTACCCGAGAGCCGCGCGCGGAAATTCGTGGCCTATAAGAGCGTCAACAGTCAGATCACTGTGCGCGACAACCAGGGCGTGACGGTGAAATGCTGGGTGTTTCGTCGTAGCGGTGCAGTGCACTCCAGCGACGATTGAGCGGCCGTCGAAGAATTGACGGGGTGGTCCGAACATTGCTCGAAGGAACTTGCGATCTAGCTGTGCTCCGCAGTGATGCCAGCACAGCGACCGCTCGTGAGTCACCTAAGGAGTTAAGAATAATGATCGAACCGGACCGCCATTCCCCCGACCTCCTTCGCGAACTCGAGGCGCTGCGACTACGCCTTGATGCGCTCGACGTCGTGGCCACCGGTATTTGCGAAGGCATGCGTCTCAATGTTCTGCAGCCCGACGCTGTCTACCAGTTGCTGGAAATGATCGGCAGTGATCTCAAGGCTCGCGCGGATATCCTGCTGGCTTTGACTGGCTGACTTCCGCGGTCGCCGGCATCGGTCGCCGGCGACCCTCTCACGCCGCTGCCTTCTTACTCCTATTTGTTCGCCGCATCGTTGCTTCGTCACCTAGCCGTAGTCGGTCCAGATAATCAGACCAGGCCTGCATCATCTGTCGCCGCTCCATGACGTACTTGGCTTTGTTGTAGATGCCCCGGACGCGATTCTTATCTTTGTGTGCTAACTGGCGTTCGATTGCATCCTTATCCCAGCCTGCCTCATTGAGGGCAGTGCTAGCCATGTGTCGAAATCCATGTGCAACGATCTTCCCTTTGTAACCAAGGGTATGTAGGGCCGCGTTGACTGTGTTCTCGGACATTGGTCGATCGGAAGAGCGCTCTCCGGGGAAGAGGAGGCGCCCCGCGCCTGTCAGAGCATGGAGCTCTTTCAGAAGTTGAACAGCCTGCCTGCTCAGAGGCACGACATGTGGCTCAGCTTTGGCCTTCTTCGCTTTTCGCATCTTCAACCGCATGCCAGGTACGGTCCAAAAGCCACTTGTTAGATCAAACTCGCACCACTCCGCGTAGCGCAGCTCACCAGGCCTTGTGAATAGCAGTGGTGAGAGCTTTAGCGCATAACGGGTGATATACGTGCCGCGGTATCCGTCAATCGCACGCAGCAATCCACCTATATCCGAAGGTTCAGTGAGGGTGGGGAAGTGAAAAGTTTCCGCCGCAGGAATGGCGCCCACGACGTCGGCGGCGGGATCACGTTCTGCGAGTCCACTGCGAATGGCGAAGCGAAAAATCTCGCTGAGATAATTACGAGTGCGGTGGGCCGTTTCGGTAGCACCGCGTTCGTGGATTCTCTGCATCGTGACGAGGATTTGCGGCGCAGTGACCTCCGCGATCGGTAGTGCGCCGATCCACGGAAAGACGTTGTTCTCGAGCCGGCTGATCACGCCGCGTGCATAGCTATCAACCCAACCGCTTTTCTTTTCGGAGAACCAGGCCCTACCCACGGCCTCAAAGTTATTTTCAGTAGCCAGCTCGCGCGCAAGGCGATCGGCGCGACGCTGGGTGCTTGGATCAATGCCCGCGTCGATGAGTTGGCGTAGGCGATCACGCTCGGTGCGGGCCTCAGCTAAGCCAACCTGTGGAAACACGCCGAGGCTGATCATCTTGGGCTGTTTTTTTAGATGTCGATATTTCAATCGCCAGTATTTGGCGCCGTTCGGCATCACCTGCAGATAGAGGCCTTTACCCGCTGCCAGTCGATACATCGTGTCACGTGGCTTCGCATTTCGCGCTGCCAGTACAGTCAATTCCGTCATTTTTTTCTCCTACAGCGCCACCTGCGGTCCAGCTGGTGGTATCTCGTCCGTTTCCCGGATGTTGGCACATTGGTACCACCAAAGGTACCACCGGCCAATCTGCGCTGTGATGAGTAGATCTGCGGTCGTGTGAGATGATAAAGGGCCAAAAATGGCTGATTTTTCGCAGATTCAATGCCGAGGCGAGATGTTGTGAGAAGCCTAGAGAGCAATAGATGGTGGGCCCAGCAGGATTCGAACCTGCAACCAAGGGATTATGAGTCCCCTGCTCTAACCGTTGAGCTATAGGCCCGGAGCTGTAGCCGCATTGCACGGCCGATCTCGCAGCAGCCCTTCATGTTAGCCGCGCACCCCAGGACCGTCGAGACCACAAAGACCGGGTCAACGGCACATCCGGACTTATCGTACCCGGCGTAGGCTGGTAAGCCCTTTGACCCGGAGGTGCACG